GAAGTATTCTCTTGAACAACTTGACAACTGGGTTCATGATGCTCTGAGTTGTGAGGATCTCACACCACAAGACATCTATAACACTATCGTAAAGTGTGTAGATGAGAGTGTAGAGTATCACAAGAAGTATCTCACTAAGAGCATTGATCTCCTTTCACTTCTGAAGGGTCATCGTCCTGTTAATTTTGAGACAACTCAAAGTGATTGGAATGACTTCTGGGAAGAAAACTATTATCCAGAAGAGCACAAGCAATACACTGAAGAAGAACTAAACGCAATGTGTGATGCTGCCGAAGAAAAAGAGAAGTGTCGTGAGTACAATCTGCGTGAGGCAGAATACTATAATAAAAGAGCACAACTTGACATTGATACACAAGAAGTTTCTAGAAATGATCCAACACGTCTAAAGTATGAAAAGGGTTGGGTTTATGAGTCTCCTGATGGTGGTAAAACAGTCACTAAGCGACGTGTTGGATCCTTGCAAAAAGAGATTGTCAAAGTAGATGGATACAGTACATCTGAGCGCAAACGTTGGACTCTTCCTGTTGAAGAAATAGAAAACGGCGATACTATGGAAACCGAGTATTTCATTACATTCCCTGGCGATCTTCTAGAAGCAGCAAACCTCAAAGAAGGTGACACTATAGAGTGGGTTGATCGTGGTGATGGTTCTTATGAACTGCGTAAGGTTACCAAACCTCTTCAAATGGATGAGTGTTGATGTATACTCTTAAACTTCTTGCACCCTTCGTCGCTGCAATGTGTATGGAGGGGGTAACTACTGGTCAAGGTGACATTTGTGTACTTGACTCTAATAAACCTAATGTAGTAAAATACTACGAACCTGGAAAGTCCTGCTATGTTAATGGAACTTTCTATTCTAAATGTGAGGACCGACTAAATGGCATTATCTGAATCTGTTGAGAATAGTTTGAAAGAAGCAGAAGCATCTTTGCGTAATGCCCTAGCATTTGCTGCTAGAGGTGAACGCCCAGTTGTTTGTACTCAAATCGCCAATATTATCAAAGATATTGAGAACATTCAGTCCTTTGATGGTATCATGGATATGTTAGATGATAGGAAACCTGGTAGTAGAGGTAACTATGGTCCAATGTTTGGCGATTAAGAACTGTAACGCCAATCCCAAAGAAAAGATTAAGTATCTAGATAGTTATGTTATAGGATGCTAACATTGGGACACATCGCACAAGATCAATGACTTTACCAAAGGCGAATACAAAACCACTCTCTCAAGAAGAATTGGATGAGTTGACAGCATTGAAGAATGCCATCACTTATTCTCCTCAGACTGTTTCTACGAACAAGATGGAAAAGTTTGCTGAGTTAATGGTCAGGAGTCTTGAGCAAAAGCAACTAGAATCCCAATAAGAACACTTTGTAAAGTGTCATGGGGGTCGCAAGACCCCCTTTTTTGTGCTATAATGACTCCAGTTCAACCAAACCTGTGATTCAACTCCGTCCTCACCAACAACGTGCAGTTGACGCCATGCTGAATCAGCAGAAGGGTCAAGTTATTGTTCCCACTGGTGGGGGCAAGACTCTCTGCATGATTCGGGACACACAGATTCATTTTGATCTGTTTGAGCGTCAGACTCATGTGGTTGTTGCTCCCCGCATCTTGCTCGCTGAGCAACTCTCTTCTGAGTTTCTTGAGCACATTGTTGATCCGATGGTGCGTGTTCTTCACGTTCACAGTGGAGAAACTCATCACGAGTCCACTACCAAATCAGTGCACATTTACGACTGGGCAGTGCAATGCTACAAGCGTAACAAGATCATCTTCACCACCTACAACTCTTTGCATCGTGTTGTAGAGTCTGGTATCAAGATTGATACTATCTACTTTGATGAGGCACACAACAGTGTGAAGCGTAACTTCTTTCCTGCGACTGAGCACTTCAGTCATGAGGCAGATCGTTGCTTCTTCTTTACTGCAACACCAAAACATTCTGCCACCATCTTCAAACCTGGCATGAATGATGGTTCTGTCTATGGTCAAGTAATCTGTAAAGTCTCTGCCCCTGAGTTGGTTGAGGGTGGATACATTCTCCCACCAAAGGTTGTTGTGAAGCAACTGGATATGGTACAGGACAAGCAGATGATTGCTGACCGTGACAGTCAGAATCTCCTGGACACGATTGATGACCAGGAAGTCAAGAAGGTTCTGATCTGTGCTCGTTCTACCAAACAGATTGTCAAACTTGTCTCTCAGTCTGACTTCTGTCTCCAACTGGAGAAGCGTGACTATTCTTGGATGTATATCACTGCCAAGACTGGTGCTATCATTGACGGTCGCAAAGTTGATCGTGAGGAGTTCTTTGAGACTCTGAACGCCTGGGGTAAGGATTCCACCAAGAAGTTTGTTGTTCTTCACCACTCTATTCTGTCTGAAGGCATCAACGTCAGTGGTCTGGAAGCAGTGTTGTTCATGCGTAACATGGACTTTGTTGGTATCTCTCAGTCTATTGGTCGTGTAATACGTCTAGGAGGCGCTGAGAAGACGTTTGGACTGGTTTGTGTGCCAGTCTATGATAAAGTGGGTATCAGCACTTCTAAGAGCGTACAGGCAGTAGTTGATACTGTCTTTGAGAAGGGTGATCCTGCCATCAGTGTCATTCGGAGGTAACCGTGAAATGTAAAGTACAACTCTATGTTGCAGGTCAAGTCTTCTATGAAGAAGTGATCTGCCGTGACTATCAACATGCGAGAAAGATTGCACTTGCTCGCAATCCTGATGCCAAAATTATTAGTGTAACTGCTGTATTCACCTAATGAAAAAACCACAACGCTGGCAAGAATACTGTGAGACTGCCTTTAATTCTATGAAGGCAAATGTACATAACTGGGGAAAACCAGAGTTTTATCGTCCGCTCACCCGCATCTATTACATGGGTGTGTTTGATTGTGGCACTCCAAATCATACTGGATTCATCAGTAAAACTGCATACCAAAATAAACTAAATCGTGGTAAGACAGTGCATGACCACTATCTTTCCCCCCAGTTTATTGGGCGAATGATTCTAGACAATCCAGACAAGTACCTGACCGATTTTGAAGTATTCCGAGACATCTTCTGGAAGTCTTGTGGTACAATTATTGTAACCGCAGAGGAAAACATCAAACTCAGTCTATTGACTGAGAATAAGGATAAAGAGTACAGAGTACATGTTCCCACTGATCAAAAGTACACACACCTGGGAATTGACTTGCTTTCACGACCTTCACAAATTAAGTCTTGGATTGGTGCTCCCATGCAAACTGTTAGTGAGAGTGATGTCTACTTTCCTGATGACCTAATTAACTATGAGAAAAACTATCTTGTAAGGACAAATGGACTCTTTGTATAGAATTGAAGAACTTTGCACAAATGATTGGAATGTAGTTGATGAGCAATCTAAAAAACTCACCAAAGAGCAAGCGACGCAAAGACTTGAACAACTCCTTGCAGAAGGATATAATCCAAACAGACTTCGTGCAGTTAGAGACAACTGATCTTCCTTATGACTTTCCACACCAACCCCCTGTCGGATATAGATACGAGACGCTTCCTTTTAAGCGTAACGTTATTTCAATTTGGACTGTATATGATCGTGGGTTTGTCTACAATGGTCATACTCCCACTCGTTGTATCTGGGGATTCTACGATACAAAAAAACAGTGTTACTACGCTCCCATCAACTCCACAAAACAAGGTGATCAAGTAGATATTGAGTCTACTACACCTTATTCTTCAATGCAACTCAATCTTAATCCTCTTGCTTATGCACTATACTCCAAAAGTTAATGATTATGTCAAATGGACAGATTCTCTCGGTAAAGTGATTGAGGGGTGGATCTACTTCTTTTGTAATGAGTATATCACCATTGAGATTGGTGTGAGGGATAAGTGTGATGAAAACATCAAAGACTGTCCTATTCATAAGAAAACACACTGTTTGGTGTTGTGTTTCTCAGAAAATTGGAATCAGTTAGAATACATCAAACGCAGAGATTGTAAAACCTGCGATCCTGTGCTATAATCAATTCGTAATCCTACAGAAAAAATGAAGTACCTGTACATTGTTGATCACTTTTGCCCTTTCCCCACTTCAGAATATGGTGGAATCTGGAATGTTATTGCTGAAAGTGATGAGGAGTGTTTTGATCTGATTACAGAACATGATCAGGAGTTTAATACAGAATACTACGGTGTTCTGCGTGAGCACATTCAAGGTGCAAGAGTCTACGGTCTTTCCGAGGATCTTGACTCATGTGTTGTGGAATCTTTCACGACTTGAGGACAGTTTGATAAGTGGCACACGGGGGTTTGATACCCCCTTTTTGATGCCCTATAATACTTTCAGAAGCGAACCCTTCCAGCGAAACCACCCGCCATCGGGTTAGGTCCTGGGTAAGATCCTTCACTTGCTCTAACAACCAGCATACTGCTGGAAATGGGGGAACTAGGGGCACCCCACCCAAACCAATTCACTTCTGACATGGCAACTCGCTCTCGTATCGGATACCAACTCAAGAATGGTATCGTTTCTTCCTACCATCATTGGGATGGTTATCCTGAGTGGTTGGGCAAGACTCTGGTTCAGCACTATAACACTGCTGAGAAAGTCACCGCACTCATTGATGGTGGTGATATGTCATCCTGTTGGTCTGATGCTTGCTGGGAAACGAAACTTCCTGTGGGTGAGTATGGTCCCGAGTATTATACTGCCCGTGGTGAAGATATGAGTGATGTTGCACCTCAACTGGCAGAGTCTTTCACTGAGTATATGGATCAGTGCAGGAACTGTGATGCAGAGTATGCTTACATCTTCAATGATGGTGAGTGGTTCTGCTATGATTCTTATGAGACTCCTGGCAAAGTTGTTGACATCCCCGAACCCGCTGCTGTATAATAGATCATGAGTTGAGGATCTTCATGACTACCGAAGTTGACCTTCCAATCGGTATCCCCGATTACTATCGTGAGGATCTCTACTCATATGAGTGGGAAAAGGTTCTTGACAATGCTATCCAGCGTTCTCAAGAACTTGGTGTTACACTTGACTTCTACCTCCTTGAGTTCTCACAATGAACGACATTCTCATCAAAGACTGTGCTCTTGACAAGTCTATCAAGATCTCATTCAGTGAGTTTTATGATCTCAAGATTGGTCTTGGATACGCCATTGATGAGTATAGTTCTATTGGTAGAACTGAACAAGTCAAGGAGTTCAAGAAACTCATGACCAAGATCAACAAGATCATCAACTGATTCAATTTACCAACAAACACACTCTTTTCACCATGACCATGATTTACGACCAAGTTGACTTTGATGTTCGTGATTACATTGAAGACTCCTGGGAGACTTTCCTTGAGTCCTCTGAAGATGATTGGAATCTCTCTGGTATTGTGGAGAATCTTGATCAAGAAACTCTGAAAATGCTGGAAGATTTCTAGAAACAGTGTAGTTTTCGGAATAAATGCTCTACATATAGTAGAGCATTATTTCCTTTTTTTGTTTTTTGCAATTTTGCTCGTGAATGAAAAATACAAATTGATTCTTGCTATTCAACAAGTTGATAACTTGATTAGCATGAGTGATGGACTTGATTACGATCAGTGCCTGAAAAATAATCTATACCCTGTGAAGTATGAACTGCAACGGCAGTTTTCTCTACTTGACAAAACTTACTTATCTGACTAGAATCAAACCACTCGCACGGAGTTCTCATGGACAGCACACTCTCCAAGACTAAAAACAAGAAACTCACACGATACCGCATCACTCTGGATGTGATGATTGATCGTACATCATGCGAACCACCAACCCAATGGAACTGGAAAGACCTTATGGAGTTGGAAGGAAAGGAACAGGTCAATGATGTGTACATTGAAAATCTTGGGGAGTATAAAATCTAATGGATGAAACACAATTCTTTCAGATCATAGGGATTGATGTGAAAGAAACTGACATGGAAACAACATTCATTTATGAAGAGTATTATTATGATGACTCTTCATCTAGTGATGTAACTCTGGAGTCATACGATCCCTGATGTCAATGCTTGGTGGACAGTTCAATCTCTGGCACACTGGTGATGTTCCTGTCCACCAAACACACTATACTTGATTCAGTTCTAAAGAACACCAATGGAAAACCAACTTGATGCCGAGAAAATGATTCAGGCACTCAAGGAGATGAATCTCACTGAGGAAGAAAGAGCAATTCTTCAGACAAAGAGAGATGCAGAAGAACTTGGCAAGAAGATTGGCAAAGTCATTGCTAGTGTTCTGATTCTTGCGATTGCTCCGACTATTATCTGGGCAGTTCTTGTGTTCATCTTTGAACTTCAGATTACTTGGTTAAAAGTATTTGGTGCATACTTCCTGTTCAATTTCATCAAGAACATCATCATTCATTCTGTCAAGAAGAACAATGGTATCTAAAGAACAACTGATTGACGCACTCTACAATGAGTATGTGTTTCTGTGTCATGATGACTTTGAACCTGGGGTTGACATTGAACCCGAAGACTATCTCACTATGTTGAAAGACATGACCTATGATGAGTTGGTTGAGGAAACTTGCACTGACGAAACTTATCATCTGGATGAGTTTATGGAGGCATGGGGATGAAAGTCACCGAGCACAATGTTGATGCCGACTTGAAACATGCTGAAATTGAAGCACTCATGGCACTGGTTCTTGGACAAATCAAGAGAGAAGACAACGACAAGTTCACACAAATGTTTTATGCCAAGATCTATGGTAAATTGATGGGGATGAAGAATGACTGCGACTCATAAACTCATCTTCATTGGTTCTTTTGTTTGGTTTATGCACTGGGGAACATGTCTTTCATCTGTCATTCTGGATACGGTTATTCTAAGATCCTCTGTGAGGATGTTGCCTCTTGGTTTCTGAATGAGTTCTTTCCACGCCATAAGATCACGTTGGAGATTGTTCATCGTGGTATGAAACGTGAGAATGTCTTTGGTTGGTGTGACATTCTCAATGAAGAGACAAGAAACCCACGCACATTCTTGATTGAACTACAATCAAACATGCACAGAGATCTTTACATTCAGACTCTTTTGCATGAATTGGTTCACGTTCGTCAATGGGTGACAGGTTCACTGCAATTACGCTACGGCAAATTGTGTTATTCTAAAGAACCTGTTGAGAAGTATGACTATTGGCACCAACCCCATGAAGTTGAAGCACGGGCAGAGGAAGAACGTCTCTACCAGATTTACCTGGAAGATGTCAATGAGTCTGAACCAGTTCAACAAGTGGTACACAACTTTCCCAACCGACTCATGATTCCTGTATAATTACGGAGCAATCAATTAAACATGATTCACACCTCTTTCACTGATCGCCACTCCGCTGAGGAGGAATATGATGGCGATTGGGACGATCTCATGAGTCCCGATGATTATCTGGACTATCTTGATCGCAAACTGTTTGCTAAGTCTAACGGGCAGCAATATCCTGCCTGGAGAACAACAAACAATTACTGATTGATGGGAATGGGTTTGCCCCTAAAGTTACCCACAAACAAACAACTTCTTCTTAATCATGCAAAACTTCCAGTTCTCTGGTTCCTCTGCAATCGCTGACAATGGTATCACCATGTCGGATGATTCTCAAGTCACTGTTACCTACAACGGTGGGCGGGATTATACCTACATGGTTGGTAATCCTGAGTTCTTCGTTGCTGCTCTGAATCAAACCATTGAAGAGAGTGGTAGTGTCGGTCAGTTCATCAACAAAGCACGTCGGATGGGTGACCTGACGGATGTGACGGTCTGATAAGTGACCACTGGGGGCGGTTCATCCGCCCCTTTTGCGTCTATACTGACTTCAGTTCAAACAAACCACTCATGACGCACCACAATCCCTACGTTCAGACTCTTCTGGAGAAGGGTTACAGCGAGAAGGAGACTCACGTCACTCCTCGCAAGCGTACCTTCCCCTGCACCATCGGTCATCGTCACTTTGAGACCGAAGAAGAGTACAATGAGGCACTGGCAGACTTCCTGAATGGTTACTGATGATTAAACTCTATCGTGTTGAGGTTGAAACCAACGACGGATGCCGTACAATTTGGTATGAGAACTCTCGTGCCAAAGACGGATGCACTATCATTCATGACCGTGTGTTGGATCAACTCGCTGGGTTGAATCTCAAGCGAGTTTCTGTTGATCTCTCTTACTGATGACAACTGCAATCCTAGTCCTAGTTGCTTATTCTTTAGGAGCAGCACAAGTTCTTCTTACTCAACACATTCTTCGCAAATACCGATGACAACTGTAATCCTTGGTTCGTTAATCATTCTCTGGTTCTTTGCCCCCAAATGGAAATGAATTATCAAGTTACTGACATTGAGTTTGACCTTGATTGTGATGCTGCTGATGAAGAATTGACTCCTGAAGATGAGAAGGAATTGTATGACGAAATCATTGGTTCTTTCTGGGAGGCAGTAGATGGAGATGATTTAGTAGAAGAGATCACCGCCGCTACTGGTTGGTGCATCAAGTCCATTGATTACCGTCACATTCTTAACTGAAACTCATGAACCGCGAACAACTCCAAGACGCCTACATCAACGAAATCATTGATGGTATGGATCTCAAAGATTGCCTTGCTTTGTTACATGATTTGATGG